CATTTGGAAGACTTCGTGTAAGTACTCCATATACATTGTTTGATAGTCAAAACAGATATGGTATTGATAGTCAATTCAGTACCTCCACTGCTGGTTCTGGAGCTGCTACTCATCTCTCTAATGAGTCTTCTGTAAATATGGCTGTGTCTACAACTTCAGGTGATGAAGTGGTGAGACAGACATTTAGAGTGTTTCCTTATCAGCCGGGTAAGAGCTTGTTGTTATTGGCTACGTTCAAGATGGACACAGCCAAGACCAATCTTAGACAAAGGGTTGGTTACTTTGGTACAGCCAATGGTGTGTTCTTAGAACAAGGTGCTAATGGTATTACCTTTGTTTTAAGAACATCTACCAGTGGTAGTGTGAGTGATGCACGATATGTAGCTAAGGCTAGTTGGAATGGGGATAAGCTGGATGGTACAGGTTCTAGTGGCATTACACTAGATTTGACTAAGACACAAATCTTGTTCATGGATTTTGAATGGCTTGGTGTTGGTAGTGTTAGATGCGGGTTTGTTATCAATGGACAATTTATTGTTGCCCATACTTTCCACAACTCAAATATAGAAACTGCTGTGTATATGACTACAGCCATTCTTCCTGTTCGTTATGAAATAACTAACACAGGAACTGTAGCTTCTTCCTCAGCAATGAAACAGATCTGTTCTTCTGTTATGTCTGAGGGTGGATATGAAGCAGTGTCGCAAGAACACTCAGCCAGAATGGTGTCTGCTACATCGGGTTCATATATAACAACAACATTTAAACCGCTGGTGTCTATCAGACTAGCATCAGCCTCGTTAGATGCTGTAATACTTCCTTACAATTTAAATTTCTTACCTACCACCTCAGACAATTATGAGTTGGCTTTGTTTAAAAATACTACACTAACAACACCAACATGGACAGCAGTTTCTTCTACTAGTAATGTAGAACAAGATTTAGCTTCTACATCTATGACTGGTGGAACAATTGTATATAGTGAGTACACTACAGGTAAATCTGGAAGAGTCCCATTAGCTACAGGGTCTGGTTACAATTGGGATTTACAACTTGGTAGAACTTTAGCAAGTGTTAGTGACATTTATACATTAGCTGCTAGAACAGTATCAGCAACTGGTGGTGGTATTGGTTCTCTTTCTTTCTATGATTTAACATGACCACTAAAAATAGAACATTAGGTTTGACGCTAACAACCAGTAACGCAGATGTATATTCTGTGCCTACTAGTTTTAAGAGCACCATCGATTCCATCCTCATCAGTAATATTACATCTTCGGCAATTACTTTTAACTTAGACTGGTATAAATTGTCTAATACAACTTACTACCCGATTGCTACCACTGTGAGGATGGAACCTAACAGTGTGTTACAAATTACAAATGTGTTATATCTGGAAGCTGGTGACAAGATAAGAGGACTAGCAAGTGCTAATAGTTCTATTGTTGTTTCTATTCGAGTGAATGAACAATATTCTATATCAAATTTATAAGAGATTATTATGGCTAAAAGAGAACTAAGCGAACAACAGAAAAAATTCATTGAGGTGTTATTTACCGAGGCTGGGGGCAATCCTCACAAGGCTAGACAGCTTGCTGGCTACAGCGAAGGCTACAATACCAAAGTCCTTATGGAAGTTCTTAAGGAAGAAGTGATTGAGGCTACACAGCTTTACATCGCTATGAATGCTCCTAGAGCAGCTATGGCTGTTGTCAGTGGCATTTCCGATCCTACAGAGCTAGGCTTGAAAGAGAAGCTTAACGCTGCTAAGGATTTGTTAGACAGGGCTGGTTTGGTGAAGACAGAGAAAGTTCAGGTGACAGCACCTAACGGCATTATGATTTTGCCAGCCAAAGACAGCGGTGAGTGATAGAGACTTAGGGGCTTGGATACTTCCCCAACCGAAAGCAAAGGAAACATATGTACCTATCCCAAAAATTAGAAAAACTATACCATTTGGTTACAGACAAGATGAAGAAGACCCTAACCTTTTGCAGCCAATACCTACAGAGCTTGAAGCGTTAGAACTAGCTAAGAAACATTTAAAACAATATAGCTCTAGGCAGGTAGCAGCTTGGCTTACCACCACAACAGGTAGAACTATAAGCCATGTGGGATTGTTAAAGAGAATAAAGACTGAAAGAACTCATGGACGAAAATCCGCTACTTACCGCAACCTTGCCACAAGGCTCAAAAAAGCCCTTGAGCAAGCGGAAAGGTACGAAGAAAAATCCAAGAGGCTCGGCAGGGAAGACCAAACAGGATACTTCGAGTCAGAACAGTACAGCAAGCTCTCCGAATATATCGATAGTAAACTCGCCAGAGATTCCTCTAGCGACACCTGATGATAGGGAAGTATTGTTTAAGCCCAATCCGGGGCCACAAACATTCTTCTTAGCTTCTTCAGAGAGAGAAGTTTTATATGGTGGTGCTGCTGGAGGTGGTAAAAGTTATGCCATGCTTGCAGATCCGCTTAGGTATATGGTACATCCACAGTTTTCTGGGCTTCTGTTACGACACACTACAGAAGAACTTCGAGAACTTATTTGGAAGAGTCAAGAGCTTTATCCAAAGATTTATCCCGGCATCAAGTGGAGTGAGAGAAAGATGCAATGGGAAGCTCCGTCAGGTGCTAGACTGTGGATGTCCTACCTTGATAGAGATGAAGACGTACTGAGATATCAGGGTTTGGCGTTTAGCTGGATTGGTTTTGATGAGTTGACGCAGTGGCATACGCCATTTCCGTGGAATTATATGCGTTCTCGACTGCGTACAGCAGCGTCAGACCTACCAATCTTCATGAGAGCTACTACCAATCCGGGTGGTCCGGGTCATGCTTGGGTGAAGAAGATGTTTATTGACCCTTCTCAAGCGGGTAAAGCCTTTGATGCCACTGATATTGAGAGTGGAACCACCTTAGTGTATCCCAAAGGACACAGTAAGGAGGGGCAAGCACTGTTTAAGCGTAGGTTTATCCCTGCTATGTTGACAGATAACCCCTATTTGATGCAAACTGGTGACTATGAGACTATGTTGTTGTCTCTTCCTGAGCACCAAAGGAAGCAACTACTAGAGGGTAACTGGGATATTGCTGAAGGTGCAGCATTCCCTGAGTTTAATAGGCAGATACATGTGGTAGAACCATTCCACATACCGAGTAATTGGACTAAATTTAGGGCTTGCGACTATGGATACGGAAGTTATAGTGCTGTGGTGTGGTTTGCTGTGTCTCCAAGTGAGCAATTGGTGGTCTATCGTGAGCTATATGTTAGCAAAGTGCTTGCCAAAGACCTCGCTCACATGGTGATGAGGGCTGAGGAGAACGATGGCCCTATGAGATATGGGGTGTTGGACAGTAGTTGCTGGCATAAGCGTGGTGATACAGGTCCATCACTGGCAGAACAGATGATTGCAGAGGGCTGTAGGTGGAGGCCGTCTGATAGAAGTGCTGGAAGTAGGGTGGCGGGTAAGAATGAGCTGCACAGAAGGCTACAACTTGACCCCTTTACAGAACAGCCAAGACTAGTTATAACAAGCAACTGTGTAAACACGATTGCTCAGCTACCCATCATACCTTTGGACAAGAGAAACCCAGAGGATATTGATACTAAGGCTGAAGATCACTTATATGATGCTATTCGGTATGGAGTGATGAGCAGACCTAGAAGTAGTTTGTTCGATTACAATCCATTACATTCTGCTGGAGCTGGTATGAAGACAGCAGACCCAGTATTTGGGTATTAAAGGGTATTTATGGCGACAAACAATTTTATGGATGACAAGTCCATTGGTTTAGGGGATAAGAAGGAAGGCGAGGCTGCACCATTTACTGGTGATAGCCTCTTAGCTTTTCTAAACGATAGATACACCAAGTCTGAAGAGAGTCGCAGACAAGATGAACAGCGTTGGCTGAAGGCTTACAGAAACTATCGTGGTCTATATGGACCAGATGTTAAATTCACTGAGACAGAAAAGAGCAGAGTGTTTGTTAAAGTGACAAAGACCAAGGTGCTTGCAGCATATGGTCAAATCACTGATGTGTTATTTGCTAATAATAGATTTCCCTTAAGTGTTGATCCAACTGTATTGCCAGAAGGTGTAGTTGATTCAGTACATATGGATCCTAAGGCTCCAGAAGATGCTGAGCCTGAAGTTGTTTCTCCCTTTGGATATAAAGGAGATGGTAAAGATTTACCTCCCGGTGCAACCTATGCCAGTTTGATGGATAGACTTGGACCACTGAAGGACCAACTTAAAGATGCTAAGAATTTAAAAGAAGGTCCGGGTGTTACACCTACCTCTCTTACATTCCATCCTGCTATGGTGGCAGCTAAGAAGATGGAGAAGAAGATACATGACCAGTTGGATGAGAGTGGTGCTAACAAGCATCTCCGTTCCACTGCCTTTGAGATGGCTCTGTTTGGTACAGGCATCATGAAGGGTCCATTTGCTAAGACCAAAGAATATCCTAGCTGGGATGATGAAGGTACTTACAAGCCTGAGATGAAGACAGTACCAGAGACATCACATGTTTCTATCTGGAACTTCTATCCTGATCCTGATGCTTCCAACATGGAAGAGGCTCAATATATTATTGAGAGACACAAGCTGAGTGCTACACAACTTAGGGCTTTGAAGAATCGTCCTTTGTTTAGAAACAATGTTATTGAAGATGTCATTGCTGAAGGTGCTTCTTACACTAAGAAGTATTGGGAAGATGACTTGAGAGACTATGCTCCCAACTTGGGAGTAGATAGATTTGAAGTGTTGGAGTATTGGGGCAATGTTGATATTGACATGCTCAAAGAAAACGACATTGATATTCCTGAAGCTTTGTTGGAAGTTAAGGAGTTGCAAGCCAACGTATGGTTCTGCAACAACAGAGTGATTCGCTTAGTATTGAATCCGTTTAAGCCAGCCAACATTCCGTATTACGCTGCTCCTTGCGAACTAAACCCCTACTCTCTATTTGGCATTGGTGTTGCCGAAAACATGGACGACACCCAGACCCTCATGAATGGTTTTATGCGTATGGCTGTAGATAATGCAGTGTTGTCTGGCAACCTTGTATTCGAGGTTGATGAAACCAATCTCGTTCCCGGTCAAGACATGACAGTGTTTCCGGGTAAAGTGTTTAGGAGACAGGGTGGTGCTCCCGGTCAGTCTTTGTTTGGAACACAGTTTCCGAATGTGGCTGCACAGAACTTGCAACTGTTTGATAAGGCTAGACAATTGTCAGATGAATCAACAGGTATGCCTTCCTTCTCACATGGTCAAACAGGTGTTAGTGGTGTAGGCAGAACAGCCTCTGGTATTTCTATGTTGATGAATGCTGCTTCTGGTAGTGTTAAAACCATCATCAAGAATGTGGATGATTACTTGTTGGCCCCACTTGGTAAAGCTTTCTTTAGCTTTAACATGCAGTTTGATTTTGATAGATCTATCAAAGGTGATTTGGAAGTTACAGCCAGAGGAACAGAGAGCTTGATGGCTAATGAGGTGAGGAGCCAACGCTTGATGCAATTCTTGCAGATTGCTAGTTCTCCAGCATTGATGCCGTTTGCTAAGTTCCCTTACATCATTCGTGAGATAGCAAAGAGTATGGACTTAGATCCAGACAAGGTGACTAACAATATGGATGAGGCTTTGCGTCAAGCTTTACTGATGCAGCAAGCTACAGCTCCTGCTGCTCCGGCAGAGGGTGCTCCTCCAGTTGGTGGCCCAGAAGGTGGTCCTCCTCCAGTATCTGATATGACTGGTGGTGGTGGTGGAAATATCGGTGTTGGTGCTGCACCAGTACCGGGTGAACAAGGATTTGCTGGTAATGTCCAAGCTGTACCTCCCCAAGCTTAAAGGCTTTGTAAACACTCATGTAACATGGGATGCGTTCTTAGATTTGCTTGATGCAGAAATTGCAAACAAGCAGAAAGACTTAGAACAAGCTTCAGAGATGCGTGAGATTGGAAAGGCTCAAGGAGCCATTGCTGCTTTACGCAGATTGAAATATCTTAAGGATGAAGTAAATGTACACTAGTGATGTGTTTATTCAAGGGAGTACATGATGGGGTTGGCAACACAGTTAGCAAAAGCTGGAGTAAAGAAAGCAGCTAAATCATCTTCTTCATTAACAGACTTAGTAAAAAATAACTCTGTTGCTAAGTCTAAAGAGATAACTCCACAAGAAATTACTGAGTATATTAAGACAACACTTATACCAAAAAAAGAAAGCGATAAAAATTTTAAGTCTAAGTTCAAAGACACTACAGTTGTAGATGAGAAGAATAAACCCCGTGTGATGTATCACGGAAGAAATAAAGATTTTGAAAGTTTTGATACTGGTAATGTTAAAACAGATACACAAGAAATTGGGACACACATAGGCACTGCAGATCAAGCTAATGAGTTTGCTACTAGAGAAGGTGGTAATGTTGTGCCAACATATTTAGATGTAAAGAACCCATTGAGATTAAATGATTATGGTAGTTTTGGTAGTGGTGAAGTATTAGAGCAGTTGAGATCAACAGGAAAGTTTAATGAAGACCTTCTTGATGAAATAGAAAATATACCTTCTATTGTTGAACGGAATAAAGCTGTTGTTGATTTAATTAAGAGTGATGGCTATGACGGAATTGTTTATCTTAATAAGAGAGAAGGTCTAAATCTAAAAGGAACAGAGAAACAGAAATCTGAAAAGATTGATGAACTTCAAGACTATGATGATGGAACACTAATAAAAAAGTATGGAGCAAAAGACTCCTACATAATTTTTGATCCCTCCCAAGCAAAATCTATTTTTAATAAAGGATCGTGGAGTGGATCGGATGATAGACTTAACTACAATAAAGGTGGCACTGTGAATGATATGAATAGACTGTTCGCTGAAGGCGGCATGAATGAAGAAGGTGGTACAGTAGATCCTGTATCTGGTAACGAAGTACCTGCTGGTTCTTTACAAAAAGAAGTTAGAGATGATATTCCTGCTCAGCTTAGCGAGGGTGAGTTTGTTCTTCCTGCTGATGTTGTTAGGTATATTGGCTTAGATAGGCTAATGAAGATTAGAGACAAGGCTAAAGAAGGCTTGGCTCGTATGGAAGAGATTGGTCAAATGGGCAATGCTGAACAAGCAGAAAGCCCAGAAGAACCACATGGTGATGAGTTTGCTTCTGAGATTGATAGCATCATGAGTGAGCTGGATAGTGAAGGTGGAGAGAACAACTTAGCTGTTGGTGGTATGCCTACACCTAGTACTGGCTTTCAAGTAAAACAGTTTAAGAAGCCTGATGGTAGCTCTATGTTTGTTACTTTCATTAATGGTGAACCAGCTACTACTATTCCAGAAGGTGCTCAAGAAGTAAACATTGCCAATCAAGCACAGAAAAATCAAGCATCTTTAACACCAACTGAAAAAGCAGTGAGCAATAAAACAAATATTGTTGATACGTTATTTTCTACTCCTGAAGAGGACAATAAGCGTATGGATAAAATGTTGTTTGATAAGATTGCTGAGAAGATGATAGAGAGGCAAAACAAAAAAACAATTAATGAGAATATTGAGTTTGATCCAAATGCTTTCAAATCAACAGACTCAGAACTTTTTAATTTCTCAGAAGCTGCTGACTATCGATTGACAGATGGTATGGAAGACACTATGTTATCTGGGGCTATGAATGAAGCCGCTGCTCCTGTAATTCCTGAGATGCCCGTTGGCTCGGACACTATGCCAGATATGTCTTCTACAATGCCTGATGTTTCTGCGATTGGTCCTGAGCTTGCTATGGCTAAAGGTGGCCTACTTACAAGACGTAAGAAATAATATATAATCTGAATACCTAAGTCTGAGGTGGGCAGACAGGTACTTAATAACCCCCACCATCCTTGGCTACCTATCTCCCTGTATTGACAGCTACAGTTAGCCCCAACTTAAAAGGTAAGTATGACAGAAGCGGTAATTAATCAGAATCAACAAGCTCAGGCTTTTTCTCCCTTTGGTAAGCGTAATGCTAACAAGGATAAGATTGAACAAGAAGAAGCAGAGTTGAAACAAATGGCTGAAGATAAGAACAAAGAACCACAGGAAGCACAAGAACCTGAGGACAGTTCTTTAAACGCAGAAGAAAAAAGCTTTAAGAAGCGTTATGGAGATCTGCGTAGACATTCTCAGCAACAGCAAACTACTTTGCAGAAGCAGATTGATGAGCTACGCTCACAGCTTCAGCAGAGTACAGAGAAACAAATTAGTCTTCCTAAGAGTGAGGAAGAACTAGCTGAGTGGGCAAAGACCTATCCTGATGTTGCAAAGATTGTTGAAACAATTGCAATTAAGAAGGCTAAGGAACAAACCCAAGCATTGGATGAGAGATTCAAACAGCTAGATGAGAGGGAGAATAAGACATCTAAAGATAAG